TTGTGGGAGAAAATCGGTCAGTCTGTATCAACCGGTAAGCGTCTCGCCGTCTATGAAACCGGCCTTTTATTCCTCGTCTTTCTCGACTTATGATAATTCGACCAATGCTGGCTTTAATGTCAACTCTTATCAGGTGGGTAGCTCGCAGACTACCCTCATAACGACTGCATATAACGAAAATAGCTCATTAAAGAGGTTTTTTCAGACAGACATTGAACCACTGCAAAAGGTCGGTGTTTTTATAATCTCTAAAGGGACTGGCGACTGGACGCTTACTTTACACGATGGATTGAACAATGTTTTGGCCACTTCAACAATCACGAATGCTAACTTGACAAACAACGTTTTCAATTATTTTACTTTTCCAAATGCCGCCAACTCACAAGTCAGGCTGTACGTAAAGCCGAATGCCCGAACGTACCACTTCCACCTGACGTCTACCGTTGCTGACGGAACGGTCTCGTCAACTGCTAAGAACGACTTAGGGACTTGTGACCTTCAGGTGTGGGCAGATCGCATGGTACAGACCACCAATGGCATGCACCCGATGACCCGGTTTTTGCAATACGAGTGCATAGGTAACGGTAATTACCTGAGCGTATGGGAGCCGTTGAGTGATCCGCCAACCAACGATGAGTGGCAGCGACACAGGTTAGTTTTCCCACAAGAATATGAAGTCTGTGGGCTGGCCGTATTCAACGAATACCTGGCCATTGCCTGTGAGCGTACGACAACGAGCACGGATAATCCCCAAGAAGGCATAATTTTCTTCTGGGACGGTCTTAGTTCTACCTATAACTACCTTACAAAGATACCCGAAGGTTCGCCATATGCAATTCATGAATACAAAAACGTCATATATTATTACGCTGGGGGCGCTTGGTATGCGATTGGTTCCCCTGCCTCGCAACCGGTAAAGGTTAGAACAATGCCGGGAGTTGATGGAGAATTTTCGGGATCGTCGATGCAGATAAAGGTTAACCCCTATGCAGCCACGGTGCGCAAAGGGATACATATGATGGGCTGGCCATCCACGACAGTTAATACTGATATCCAGTTTGGAGTGTATTCGTACGGGGCTATTGACAAGAACTTCCCAGATTCGTTTGGCTACTCCTACCCAATAAGCACGGGGACACTTACCTACACGCCTCAGAACAATCTGACTATTGGTATGGTCAAAAGCTACGGCTCTTTGATGCATATATCGTGGAGAGACGATATCAATGGCGGCTATGGTATAGATGTAGTCGATAACTCTTCACCGCCAGCTACAACGGCCATCTGGGAATCGATTATATTTGACAATGGGTTTACCTCTAAGGAAAAGACAGGGCTTTACTTGCTTGCAAGCTTTTTAGATTTGCCGGCCGACTGCTCTTTTGTTCTGAAATATAGTATTAACAGGGGAGATTGGGTGTATTCGGATCCGTTTACGAGTACAAACCAGGTTTACCCTGGGCTTGCGAGGTTTGACGTTACGGGGAATAACCGGTTTTATGAAGCAGAGATAGGCATTGAGATCACTTCGGGGACCACGACACCAACGTTTACAAGCTTGGCGCTTATCTTTAATGACAATGCTGAGGAAAGCTTGAGCTAATGAGTGTATTGAACGATGCTCAGCAGGGCGGTGATCCCTTCTTAGTTAAGCAGCCGTTTACCGCGGAGGTCGGAACGGTACCCGAAATGAACCTGGAACGCACCCTTCCCCGTCAGGTTAGTACAGGTGTGTCGCGGGGAGTTCAGCAGCTAGGTAGCCCCAATGTGTTTGTAGATTCTGGGTCGAACCAGATCATGGTATCAGATACGGTAAACCAGATCACCACTAATAGGGTCCTTGTGGGCAAGCAAGAGACATTTGGGGAGGGTTTTTATGTGTCCAAACCAGGCAAAGACGTGGCGAAGATCACCGATTCGGCGGAGCTCATCTTTAACAGCAATCAGAATGTTTTCAAGGTTGTAGATTCAAACTCAATAAGTTTTGCTGTTAGCAATCTCGCTACTGGGGCTACCTTTACCGAGCCGGTTGCGCATGGGCAGAAAGACGTGCCCGCCATAATCGCTTTCTTAAATGGTAGCAGTTCAAGCTATTTGACATTTGGGAGATACTATGCGGTACCCACTACCGTACCAGTTGCTGTAGGCGGAGTATATCAAGCCGGTATCCAGTACAGTTATCAGGTCGACCAGACGTTTATATATTTTACAGTTAGCAACTATACCAGTCTATCTCCCATAACAGATGTCGGGACGGCGACCTTTAAGTACTATATATTACAAGAGACGGCGGCCTGAGGTTGTTTGCCAGGGTTTTTTGTCGTATAATACCCCACATAGGACAGCCCTTCGCGGGCTGTTTTTTTATTTGTAAGGAATTTACATGAATCCTGCGAACTCTCAAGAAGCTCTTGCCCAGTTACAACAGATACAATCTCAGGCTCAGAATCCTAACGACATTCTTGCAAACCAACGTCAACAGTTGGGAGTTAATGCCGCGAATGAGACCGTGACTGGTCTGCGTGGCGCTATAAACAATACGACACAACTGCTGAAGCAAGTCGCCCCTTCTGTTATGGGACGTACAGGCAATTCTTTGGTCACGAGTGCGCAGGCTGGCCGGATTATCCAGAATGAACAGGCTCCTATCTCACAGAACTTGGCTGATCAGGGACAACAATATAGCCAAGCCGCCGAGAACTTAAACAAATTGGAATCACAAGCAGGACAGGCTGCAAGCGGGATTTACCAGGGGCAGCAAGATAAGTTGAGTTATGCACAGAACTTGTACAATACGCTGTATCAGAAGGAACGGGACGCTCAGCAAGCAGCCCAGGCTGAAGCAAATCGACAGGAGCAGATTAGGCAGTTCAATGAGCAGCAGGCTGCGAGTCAGAAAGCAGCGACTTCTGCTTCCGCGAGTAACTCTCCTAACTGGGCCCAATTACTATCTTCGGTTATGCCTACACCAAAGTTTATAGGTAACGATGATCTTCGCGGTCGTTTGGCGTATGCTGCCCAAAAAGAGGGAAACCAAGATGCGGCTATTGCTTTGAAATATGTAGGTAATGACGGCAAATACTACCTGGATCCTTACGTCACTAACCCTTCTATCATCAAATCACTTAACGCTGTTGGTGCTACTAATGTGTGGAAGCAAAAATAATGGGTACACTCATCGGTGATTATTTTGTAGAGAAGGGGCAAAACATTCCGTCTAGTTCGGCCGGTGTCACTAAACAACAAACACCAGCAAAAAAGAAGCCTGGGGGGCTCGGGGGGCTCTTAAGTGCTGTGGCGCGACCTTTTAACCAGTTACTTATTGAACCGACTGTTTCTGCCACTAAACAATTAGCAGCCGAAGTTACAGGAAACAAAGTCGCTGAAGTGAACGCTAGAAAAAACTTATTCGGTGGTGCTAAAACCGCTGAGGATGCCTTGAAGAACATTGCCGGTAACGCTGCTCAAGTTGGTGCGACTTTTGTGGCACCCGGAGCCACAGGTATCGGCTCAAAAATTGTACAGGGAGCAAAGGCCGGAGCTCTAGCCGGGGGTGGACAAGCCCTTGCAAACCATGAGGATGTACTTAAAGGTACGCTCGGGGGGGCCACTATTGGCGGCTCCACCAGTGGGATTTTAAGTAAGGTACTTAAGAGTAGTGGACCCAAGACCTCCGCTAGCAACTCGTTTCTTAAGAACCTAACAACGCAAGGTCAACAAATGCAGGCCAGAGGGCTTGGGATTAGCGGTGGCGCAAAAGTCGCCGGCAAAGAGCTTGCACCTCAAGATACCGAGAGAATGCTAAATGTACTGAAAAACGAAGGTATTCAGCCGGGCAATGCTAACAGTGCCGCACGAGAGCTAAACGTAAAACTCAAAACATATGGACAACAGATAGCGGATCATTTTAAAACCAATAACGCTCCTTTGCACCCAGAGGACACAAAAGCTATAGCATCCAACTTTATTGGGGGTTTAGGGACAACTGATCCAAGTGTCTTAAAACAGGCTCAGATTCTGGCCAATGATTTACGGAAAAATGTTAAAGATACCAAGACTTTATGGGAGTTCAGAAAAACCCTTGATAGCAAGATACCAGATACTAAATTTATGGATGCGGCCACATCTAACAAAGTGACTGCTCTCAAAGCAATGCGGGAATATATATCAAAGGAGTTAGGGGACACCCCTGGGATGCAAGGGTATCATAATTTGTCGGAGATCAAACCATTTTTGGGTAAAGGTATGCGCGAGTTGAATCAACCCAGCGGAGGAGTGATCGGTCGTATAGTTTCAAGCGGGCCGGCCCAAAAGGTCGAAGCAGGGATAGGTAAAAACGTAGAGAGATTAGGTAAAATAGGGGACTTGCCCGTCGAAACGACTCCGTCAAGTTCAAGAGAAGGCTTTTTGAATAGAATGCTATATAAAGCCGCTGGGAGTCGTGCCGCACCAGCCGTTGTAACCGAAGGGGTAATGAATAATCGTACCGATCCAATAAGCCAAGACCAATCTAGTGCGGATCTAGTGCCCTCGCTTGACTTGGCACCCAGTTCTAATCAGTCTACACAGCCTTACAATGAAAAAACTACTCAAAGCTCAGATCCTTTCGCTCCCGAAAATGTGCCGAATCTAGTCGGGTTAATACTCTCACAGGGAGGGACGCAAAAAGATGTTGCAGAATACCTAGCAAACGTAGAGCTATATCAAAAACTTACAGCTTCTTCCCCCAAGTCTAAGATCGGTGTTGTGAGTAGTCAGAATTATGCGAATGCGTTAAGTGGCTCTCAAAGCATTCAGGCCTTGAGAGATAAACTGACACAGAATCCTTCTCTTCTGACAAAAAGTGCTATACCTGGGGGTAGCCTGCCCATCATTGGAGGTTACATTAAGAACATTAGTGGCACTGGCGAACTAGATGCGTTGGCATACAATATTGCTGATAAATACCTAAAACTTACGACAGGCGCAACAGCTACTGATGCTGAGATTAAAAATACGGCCACAAAATTGATGCCCCGGGCAGGAGATAGCCCAGATACTGTCAAACTTAAGCTACAACAGCTTGAGGATTACTATAATACGATCATTGGACAGGCAAATGGTCAAACAAATGATGCAGGTATCCAAGATATACTAGCTAATAATGGATCATAGGAGGACATTATGAACACGATTAAGAAAACCGGCACATTTCACGGTAAGAGCAACAAACTCGGTGGTGGTGGCAGATTTGCTCAAATGGAAGCCAAAGGCATGAGCGGTGGCCTGGCTGCCTTTATTGGTCGCAAACTCTATGGCAAGAAAAAGATGGTCAAGATGGCTGCAAAGGCCAAGAAGTAGACTCGCTTAATGCGAAATCATTCGTCATCGTCGTCTTCATTATCCCCGGATTTATTTCGTTTCAGCCCTTGACCTTCTAGCATGCTGTCCAAGACGACACAGATTATTAGGCCAAGCCATGTGAAAAACCACCAGTTAAATAACAGGCCCACTAGGTAAACAAGAGTTATCACTGCGGCTATCCTTTTAAACTAATATGGATTATACCATGTGGATAACTATATGTCAATGGCATTTTGACGTTCTTAATAGACCTGCTATAATGAATGCAGTCTTTGGCCAGGCGGGTAAAAGCCCCTAATTGTGTAAGGGGCTTTTTGTTTGCTTTCTGGCCAGGCGGGTAAGTTGATCTTGATGCTCTTGTGATAAGCGCCAGGACTCACCCGCCAAGTGAAAAGCAACAAAAAACGCCGAGGATATGTTCATATCACTCGGCGCTGTGCCTGATAGGTATTATAACACGTTAACTTAGGAGGCGGCGGGTTTCGTCGTTGAGGTTTTTGGCTTGTTCGGGGTAGGCTTTGTAGAAGTCTACTTGGTTTTTTTGGAGCATCTCTTTGCGGTGGCGGACCTTCATATCTTCGCGGCCGGCACGGGCAGCAGTTTCGTTGGGTTTGATGATCTCGGCTGAGATGTCATCGCCGTAGATGATGCGACCTGATCTAATAACTGCTCTTTTTTTAGTGGGTTCAATCATTACTATTCTACTCCTTAGGATTAAGGCGGGCCATCATTTTTTCGCGTTCGTAGAGGGCGGTTTGTACGGGGTCATAGGGGTCAATGATTTCGCTTACTGGTTCTTCTTTGACCGGTTTATCCACCTTCTCTTTTACGGCTTGTTGGAGAGATTTGATCTGTTTTGTGAGGTCGCCTAGTTTGTAGCCGAGAGTGAAGGACGCTAGGAGGGAGAGGAGCCAAATGAGATAAGTCATCCCAGTAGTCCATGTACAATAACCTTGCCACAAATAGTGCATTTGAAGCGCTCTTGGGTCAGAGAATAACTGGTACACAGATATCTGTGAAGCCCAAGTTTACACCTCCAGCTCATAGTTACTTTTCCGTGTTATCCGCAAAGACGACACCGAGGCCAACTTTGATGGTTTCGGCGGCCATGCCGGTGGCGTGGGTTATTACTTCTCTCACGACGACGTAGGGGTCAACGACTCCGGACTTTACAACGTCTACTAACTGATCGCCCTCTTTCAGGTTGTAGCCTTGACCTTTGGGTGCTTTGAGAGCTTCGTCGAGTTTTAGTTCTGCGGGCAGGTTGGCATTGATGAGTAGCTGTTGAAAGGTGGCACGCAAGGCGTTGCGCGTAATGTCGGACACATCTAGCTTGCTGAGCTCGAGCATCGACACACCGCCACCAGGTACGATGCCTTCGGCGTAGGCGTGGCGGGTGGAGTTGATGGCGTCTTCTACCCTGAACTCGATTTCTTCTTTGGTGGAATCGGTTGGCGCGCCGATTTTAAAGATGGCGATCTTGCCTTCTAATTTTGCGACACGGTCTTTTAGCTTTTCGGCGACTGCTGGGACCTCTTCGTTGGCTATTTGGTCCTTGATTTCGGCTATGCGGACCTGGATGTCTTCGGTATCGTTGGCAGCAAAGAGGGTTGACTCGCTTTTGTTAGCCACGACTTTGTCGACTGTGCCGATGTAGTGTGAGTATGGTTTGTTGTCGCGAGTGATGACGAAGTTTTTGAGGTTGGTAGTTTCGCTGATGAGCTCGCAGCCAGCGTAGAGGGCAATGTCGCTAAGCAGATACTTGCCGAGTTCGCCGTACATGGGAGGAGTTTTGATGATGACGGCGTCGATTTGGCCGGCGTTGATGGTGTTGACAATGGTTTGGTAGGCGGCGTCTTCAATATTGCCAATGAAGAGGATGCGCGGGATTTGGCCCTGTTGGAGGTTTTTGGCGCGCATGAGCCCGTTGAGAATGTCAATAGCGTCTGCACTGGAGCTGAGACGTTTGCTGGAGATGATAACGTACGGATCTACGAGCTCTTTCTTGCCCGCCTGGAGGGCTGTGAAGCCGGATTGGAGGTAGTAGCCGTCAATATATTCGCGCTCGATCTCGTTGATGGGAGCTTTTTCGGTGAGGATGCCGCCGTCTGGACCCACATAGAGCAATGCCTCGGCAATGAGTTGGCCGATGAGGGGGTCGCCTGCTGATACGGTAGCGACTTCTTGGAGTTGTTCGTCTTTGACAGGGATAACAAGTTTTTTGAGCTCATCGAGGAGTATGTAGCTGTCTTTTTTGATGGTATCGCTGACATCCATGGGATGTTGGCCGGCCGCAACAGCTTGTACGGCGTTTTTGAGGAGGTTGTAGGTAAGTACGACTGTGGCGGAACTGCCGTCCCCGGAGACATTGTTGGCGGCGCGAGAGGCTTCTGCTAGGGCCTGAGCGCCCATGTTGAGTACGCGGTCGGAAAAGAACACTTGCTCGACGATGGTTACGCCATCTCTGGTGTATGTGGGGCGGCCAAAGCCGCGCTCTAGTAAGACGTTCTTACCTTTTGGTCCGTATGTTTTGCTGACTGCTTCAAAGGCGGCTTTTGCGCCTTCGAGGAGTTGTTGCCGTAGTTTGTCTTCTTGGACGAGGATTCGCCCTTCTTTTTTATCTGCCATATTACTCCTTGTTCTCTACTATTTCTATCTTTTCTAAAGAGTTTGTGCCCATAACGTCCATCCATAGTTCCATTAGTCGCTTGGACGGCATAGGGGTTTTGTTCTTTAGGGCCCTAACCATTTCGGGGGTACACAGTATTTTTTCTGGTTCGGCGGAGTTGACCCTTAGAAACTCACAGTACATGCGTACTAGGTCTTGGAATGTCAGGGTAGGTTTTTCGGTTAGGTCGAGATTGGCCATCACTGCTCCATTCCGAAGGAGCCGGCGCCGTCACTGTGGATGTTTTGGGCGGAGCTTTCGGGGTCATCTTCTGCTATAAGGCTCGTTAATTTTACGAATGCGAACTTCTCGTTGCCCTTTTGGATGATGTTGCCACGCTCGCTGAGAGCAGTCCAGTAGACTTTGCGGCCGATTTTGCTTTCCCAATACTTGTAGAGTTCGTCGAGCTCTTTGCGCGCCATAAAGGAGTTCTCGAAACTGAAGGACCAGAAGCCAAAATAGTTGAACTTGTCTGGAAGGGCGACAAGAATGCCACACTCTGCGGTGTCTTTGCCGTTTGGATCACCAAAGGGACCGGGGTCTTCTAGTTTGATTTTTGCTAGGTCGTTAAGCGCTTGCATGGTACCTCTCAACTGTATAAGCTAGGGCGCCGATAACCGCAAAGCTTGACGCCCTAGATGATAAAGTTGAAGTCTTTGCGGCTAGTCTCATTACCGGAGATTATACCACGAACTAGCCGTATGTTGCTAGTCGGCATCTGGAATACGTTCCAAATGTGGTAAAATAGGGCTAGTAGGACAGCCCTTCCAAGGGCTGTTTTTTATTTGTAAAGGAGAAAATATATGCTTCAGGTAACTGACAAACGTAAAAAAGAGACGCGTATCAACCCGGATACTGGCAAAAAGGAAGTCCGGTACGAGGGTGACTTCTTTTGGGTGGAGGTAAAGTAATGCCTGCTCCACTTAGTGGCCCCGTAACGTTCAGCACCGTGGGTTCTGCAACTGTTTCGTTACCATTTACACCTACTACATTAGAGTTTCACACAGCTGGCAAATACAGCGTGAATGAGACAACGAATGCTCGTTCTGGTGAGGGCTGGGCTAGCTCGAGTTACCAGTGGGCGACGGCTGAGCTCACCAATGTTAATGGGTACTTTTCTCAACAGCGCCTGAACACTGCTTGTTTCTTAGTTCTTGATGCTTCTGGTGTGTCGGTTGTCGAAGGCTCGCTCACGTCGATCGGTACGAATTCAGTAACCTTTAACATTACAAAAGCGAGTTCGCTATTCCCGGTGTTTATGACTGTAAGACCATGAAAAAAGATAGTCGCATAATCTTAGCCTTTGTTGTCCTTGCGGGGCTTATGGTTTTGCTGCTCGTTGTTTCTATGCAGCGTAACCAACAGGTAAATAAGGCTATTGCGACAATACAGGGGCTGCAAGCTCAGGTTGAGCAGCTGAAAGAAACCAAAGTGCAAGTTGTGAACGGAAGAGACGGATATACTCCGGTAAAGGGTGTGGACTATTTTGACGGTGCTAATGGCGTAAGTATTCAGGGAAACATGGGACCGCAAGGTATTCAAGGCCCTGTTGGCCCGCAAGGTCCCCAGGGTGCTGTTGGGTTAAGTGCATATGACATTTGGAAACTTGCTGGTAACGATGGCGACTTGCAAGACTTTCTGGTGTCTTTAAAGGGTGAAAAGGGTGACCCGGCGCAACCACCCCAGGTTCAAGTTAACCCCGAAACAGGAGATTTGGAGTTCAAGAATGCCCAAGATTTCTTCTGGCAAGTGTGGATGAAGAAATGCGAAGTGCGAGATAGTTGTGATGACGCAAATTGACAGACAACTTAAAGAGGTGCGACCGAGCCTTAGATTAGTTGCCCCGCACACTTTCTACACTGGCCTAGGCTTTGCAGTTTTTAACATAGTTATGGGGGCCATTTCCTTTAACTATCTCTCTAGCAGACTTACGCTAATAGGAGTTGTAGGCATAAAAACTTGGGCCGTGCTTTTTGAGTGTATAGGGCTACTTTTCTTCTATTCGCTCGTCATTAACAACTGGCGTCTTTTACGCCAGCTTATGTTGATAGGAATTTGCGTTAAAACGGCATGGCTCATGGAGCTCTTAGCAGACCAGAAATTTGTACTCTCTACCCTTTGGCTTTTGATACTTTACCTCCAGTGTTTGAACTACATTTATTTTACACCGGTGAACCGATATGGTAAGTGACAATGTACTTATATCTTTTATCTCGGCCGCTAGTGGGGTTGTCGTCACTTACATTACGGTTCGCTACCGGAACCAGACCCTTAAACCGAAAGCCAAGGACCGTATTGATACGGCCTTTGACTACTATGAGCGAGTTATCAAGTCTCAGGAAAGGGAGATTGAGAAGTTACAAACAAGATTAGATAAGTTAGGAGAATAACATGAATCAACAGCAAATTTATCAAAACTGGAAGCCGGGAGTGTTGGGGCATCACATAGATATCGACAATGCCTATGGTGCGCAGTGTGTAGACGTGGACCTAAGCTATGGAGAGGCTTTGTTCCCCGGAGTGGCGTGGTCGACCGTGTTTCCACCCGTAGCGAGCGCCAAGCTACTGGGTTCGCATCATAACGATACGTATTTTGAGTGGATCGAGAACGATCACAATAACCCAAACCAGCTACCGCAACAAGGAGATATCTTGGTTTGTGACTCGACCCCGCAATCTGGCTATACTAACCCTTACAGTAACCCAGATGGCCATACTGGGGTAGTAGATAGTGCTGACTCCTCTGGTTACACCATCTTGATGCAAGACGGCTCAAACCCGGGCGGTAGTGCATTCTTGCAGCACCAGGCATGGCGATACCGACCAGTACTTGGGTGGTTGCGCCCGCGCCTATCGTCGACTCCTGCGCCCGCGCCTACTCCATTGGGCAAGAAGCTGTTCCTTCCGGCGAGCGTGTTACGGTGGCGAGTGTATCGTGTAGGTGGACCATGGACAGTCGGGAACGAGATTGCATTTCTGTGGCCTTCTCAGTTTCCCCCGGGGCTTACGTACACGATTGAAAAAACGCTTGCCCCGAACTTCTATCAGATTACTACTCAAATGTTTGGTACGGTGGCCATATATGCCGGCCCCGATACTGATGCACAAATAAGTTAGGAGGATGTATGAATCTATCTAGATATAGAAAAACGATCGTAGCTGTTGTAGGAGCGGGGCTCACCTGGGCTCTTGCAACCTACGGTAATGATCCAGACGTTACAAAATGGCTCTCATTAGTGAGTGCTGTATTAACTGCTGCTGGAGTTTATTCGACTCCAAATGCTAAATAAAGGAGAATTGTATGTCATTATCAACACTAGGACTCGCGCTTGTATTGTTTCTGTTGGCCGCTGGCTGGCTAGGGTGGTTCGCGGTATCGGGAACCTTCTTAGGGGTAGTAGCGCTTATTACAGCTATATTGCTCGTTATTGAGGGTGGCCCGGTTGTTTACAAGCGGTACTTTGTACGGTAGATATTCCCAACTATGTAAACAAGTGTGTCCCTTAGAAAAGACACAGCCTTTTAGGTGACAGTATTCAGGTTTTGCCATATCTGTTTTCCTCCGTATTTAATTGATAGGCTCAGCAATCTTTTTCGTAAAACCAGACCCTCTGACAGGGTACAGTGCTATTTGGATAAGCAGTATGTCTATGAAATCAAGATTCGCGAGAATGGAAACATGTAGACGGTGACCGAGTGCGCCCACCGCAAGCATTGTGATCCAGGGGAATAGCGTCAAGCTGAGCCCTAGGGTTACTAATGAGTCTTTAGGGTCGTTCTTAATTGTGTATTTCATAGGTGTTTTCTCCAAATTTACTTATTATTAACATATTGATGTTCTGCAAACCAGTGGGCTTTACAAACCCATTTGCCTCTGATGTATTCGGTGGCTGGGTTGGGGCATTGCGAGCTGCAAAGGATCATCGTTTTAGCCTGAAGTCTTTCTTTTTGATCTTGACCATTCGGCCATCGGGATGGTGCCAGACTAGACCTTCGATATCTTTGTCTGTAAGCCATTGTTTGAGCATTTCAAACTCCAGTGGTACATTCTCGTATTCAGTGGCAAGACTGTGCTTTTTAAGCTGGTGCTCTCCGACTTTCTCTGGATTCCCCTGGACTTTTGGACCAAGAAGCTCATAGGTACCATCTGACAGAGAAACGTTGTCAGGATTGCCACCTTTGGCGGCTTCACGAAACCATTTGTCCTCTGCGCCCCAACCGACTTGGACCCAGCCCATTGTCTTTCCGGTGGTCTCGTCGTGGTCTACTGGCTCAAAGTCTGGTGGGGCTGTACGACCTGCTTTAAGTTCGTAGCGCTTGTACATCTTATGGTCACGGATAAGCACACAGGTACCGTCGTATTTACGCGTAGCTACGCCTTCGCCACGTATCACCCATTCGGTGCCTTCAGAGTATGCATCGTAGACTTGGCCACCGTTCTCGAAATCTCGCTTAAACAATGTTGGTATTTTCTTCATTTCTTTCCCCTCATCATATTTATTAACTCCTTAAGTGGTAAATAGATCAGCAGCCCTAGAATTGAGACTAGGAGCATGATTGCTATGAAGCTTTTGATAGCATCGGTCATTTCAGGAGCTCCGGGTTTTCGTGAATGTTGCCGACAACACGGTAGTTGCTGGATTCGTACTTAAAAAGATTGGCGTTGCTATACTTATATCTTGCATAGTTAACGTCCCACTCAAAACACATGAGTTTTGTAGGTTGCTCTTTAAAAACATAAGCACCATTACTGAAATCGGCAACTTCACAAATATCACTCTCATAAATCTCAACACCATTTTTGTCTTTCAAGCCTGTGTACTGCATAAGCTCTACTTGATCGGGGCGATATTTCATAGTGTGATGGCTCGCCATAACTTTTTCTTCGCCACTGAGGGGCAACACACCAACATCAGCGTACATCTTGTGTCCGTCCCACGCCCTAAATTTTATTTCACGCATACTTCTTTCCCTTCTCCAGCCCAAGCTGAGCTCTAATCTCCGCACAAGCATTGTCTCGTCCAGGGCTTGCACTACCTTTTTCAGCTGCTTGGAGGGCGGTTTCTACTTGTTTGCGGAGGAGGTAGTTGGCCTCTCTATCCTGCTTAATGAGCTGCATGATCTGGTCAGTCGTCAGGTTCAATGCTGTATTTATAGTTTTATAATCGGCAAGGCCTTTGGTTTCTTCACCGTATTGAAAGGCGTCATTCACTTTGTGGCGAATGGCTATTTTTAGTGCTTCATCATCCATTGGTCTTTCCCTCTATTAAAGCCATTTTTTTAGTCAGTGACGCAAAAGAATCTAGCATTTCTTCGTTCATGAGCTGGAGCTTCTCGTATGAATCGCACATGAACACCAGACCTTCATAAAGCCTTTGCACGCGGTCGTCAAAGAGACCGTCGTTGTTGAGGGATGCTTTAAGCTGGAACATGATAGAACGATATTCTTTTAAAGATAACGCAACTTTAGCAACACTGCTTTTTTTAATTTTCTGATCTACCTTATCCATTGGTCTTTCCTCCAAGCTGGCCTGCGTCGTCTAATGCGATTACTAGTTTTAGGAGGGCTTTGAGAGGGGTATCAGCGTACTGACTTCTCAGGCTCGCAAACTTGTATGCCGCTCTGTAGCGCATAGCTACGGTGGTTGTTGATTGCTTTTGTACAAAGACTCCCTTTTCGATGCGAGGGTTTTGCAAACCGGTCTCATCAGGTAGTTTCTCTAGTATATAGTCGGAGGTGTAGAGGGGGCAGTACCAGAACATTTTTGAATCGTCGTAGTTATGCTCAGTCTTGACCCAAACATCATTAGACTTGAAGTCAACGGGTATGTAGAAAGCCTCTAAAGTGTCCTTCCACCCAGTACGCTGATACACCTTCTTGCAAAGCTCAAGTAGTTCTTTATCTTGCATTGGTCTTTCCTTCCTGTTTGAGGTGGCGCACATCTGCATTAATCTTGTCTGCCATTCTTCGTACCTGTAGAGCCGCTTTTAAATCGTGCTCGCTAATGCTTTTAGATTTTCGCACAGGTTTGTACCCGTGCTTTTCCTGTAGCCTCTCCATAATTAACTTCTCGACTAGACTTGCTGGTTCAGTCGCATAGTATAGATCACACAGCAGACTCCTCTCTGCTTCCATGATTACGTCGTAAAAGAAGGTGGCTAGGGACTGATTCTCGGTAACTTGTTTGTCTTCGTTAAACCAAATATCTCGGCCACCATCGAAAGGCTTTACTAACTTGAATCCCAATGACTGCATCCACACTGCTACTTTTTCTTGTTTGGTCATGACTCTATCGCTTGATCCTTAGTTGCCTTTAGCTCTCGTAACTTTGATTCAATGCGCTCGATAGCAACCTCAAATTGGCGCATTATTGGGCCTTCAGTACCTAATGCTTCAGCCTGATGTTGCAGTGACTTAGCGACTGTCCATTGGCCTTGATATCTAGCAATGGAAAGCAGGTTATCTACTTCTCTGTGAGCTACTCTCGTTATATCTAGGTGGTCTTCTACTTGCATAATATCCTCTCCTTTAGTTTTCTTACTCATCACTCTGTGCCTTTCTTTAGTTGCTGGAGGCGCTCAACTTTTTGCTTGCCAGTGGAGGCGGCAAAACCCGTTCTACCTTTATTCCATGGTTTTTTGCCAAGATTATCAAATGAGTGTCGCTCATTCTCAGAATATGTAGCCCACTCAAGATTGCTGACATCGTTGTTTACTTTGTTGCCATCAATATGATTGACACAGGGTTTATTCTCTGGATTGGCTAAGAACGCCATAGCAACGAGACGATGCACAAACATGCACTTGCCATATCCAAGCGATATACGCTCATATCCGCTAACCAATGCAGGCTTTAATATTTTGCCAGTTTTGGACGAGCGAACCTTGCCTGTATTACTAACCTCATATCCTTGGTTACCAGTTGGCACAAATACCTCCCGTGCCTCCCTCAGCATCTGGGTGAAAAGCTGCTCAGCTTCTACAGGGCCGAAGTAGAATTGTGCGCTCTCATAACGAGCCTCGAAGTTCCTAATACCTTGGATAATTTGCTGTATCCGTTCTGATTCATTTTGTGGCATGGCTAGGACTCAATCATTTCTGCTAACTCTTGCTTAGTGTAGCCGTGTATGTAGTAATAATCTTCTGGCATTGGTTCACCGGCGTGCCCGTTACCACTGACTTCATCATCAATCCACTTCTGTACTTCTTTCTTTGTGCGGGCCATGAACTCACAGCCTTCATCGCCAACAGCACCGTATTTCACGATTTTGCTCATATATTCTCCAGTTCTTTGGTTAGTTTCTGGTAAATGCTTGCCTTAATAGTATTAAGGACTGATTGGACTTCACCACCTTCTTCAAATCCAGATAGCTCAGTATTTATCAGCTCCAGCACCCTCGTGATTGTGTCCTTTTGGGTTTGGGCGTAGCGGCTTAGCACGCCATCTACAAACTCGCGCCTTGCTTGGGCTTTGGCTTCTCTAACATACTGGGGGTCACTCTTTTGGATGGGAACCCATGATTCTATATAGCCAGTTAGCCAGGCTTCTAGCTCTTCGCGCTGTGGGGCTGTCATTCTGGTATCCCTTGTACACCATGCTGCTTAAGAAGCTGTTTAGCGGCCTCGTAGTCTCGAAAATCGCTTGCTGGATTTGCTATTAATTGTGCAAGCTGTTTATCTGTACGGGTGGCCAAATAACTAAGTCTACGTCGCATATCATCCTGCTGGCTGGACTCTAGTAAATCTTGGAAGGTCATATATCTATTTCTCCTTTATGCCTATATTCAATGATTTCCGAGCTGCATTTTCTCTTGACTCCATCAGCTTTGCGTAGCCAGCAATAAGCACTGGGCGTGCTTCTGGATGTGCTACGATGTCTCTAACGAAGTCTTCAAGGAATTGTTTGGGGGTTGCTGGTTCAGTTTCTGTGCTCATGACTTTCTCCTTAAAATCCACCGACAACTATCTCTAAGAACTTTCCCCAGATGAGTGATAGAATCACAAGTGCGAACCCAGAGATCCCGAGAAGCAGTGTGAATGTGTGTGCGGTGCTTCTTAGTTTCATTGTATGTTTCAAACTTGAGTTTATAGTCTTTCCAGGGGTCATGAGCCATACCGTTCCCGTAGACCTTTTTTGGCAGCTTCTTTTGCCCGGTCTCTGTTAGCGGCGAAGCCTTTGTTTGGGTTTTTGACTTTTCCACCCTTGCGCCCAATCTCTTGGTAGACTTTCCGTACTTCCTCAACGCTGCCATACTTGGCAATACGGCTTTTCCACCACGGTGTATCGTAATCACTTGTTGCCATTTTTCTTGCCTCTTCTGGAGATTTTCCCGCCTTTGGCACCGGCGATTCGGGCGAGCTCACGGTTGGCGTAGAAGCCACCGGTGTGGCCGTTTTTGCCTCCAATTGCTCCAATGTTGACAAAGAAATCGTCTCCGTACCTTTTCTTAATAGTTGCGACGGCGGTGATTGCGCCTGTTTTGGTTCCTGGCATCATTCCTCCATTTCTTCTAAATATTTGCTTCCCTTTTTGTTGTTGCACGCTGCGCAACAGGGCTGTAGGTTTTTGAGTGAGTAGCGTAGTTCTGGATGTCTGCTGCGACTTTTGACATGATCGAGTGTGAGTTGTGACCGGGTGAGCAGCTTGCCGCATATGTAGCAAAAGTAATAGGGTGCTTTGTTTTGCTGTAGCCACCTTTCTCGGGTGTGCATCCAAAGCTTGAAATGCTTTCCCCTGGGACTAAGCGGCTTGCGTTTTGTCCAGGGACAGTGTAGGGAGGTGTGATTAACCGACCCGCATTTCTTGCACCCTTTTGGTCTTAGACTGCTGTAGGCGGGCACTGGCATACGGTGCTTACCTTGCGTTTTGTTTGCTTAATAGGTTTGTGGCACGTGGGACAGAGGCGTTCAACTGTCATAGCCGTACTCTTCCATGTGTCGGCGGGTGTGCATGAGCATATTGGTGGGATAGTAGTCGGCGTTAAGTTCCCAAATGCGAATGATGTGCCCTTTGGCCATTGTGCGGCGGGCCTTGGTGTAGCCAACTGCCTGGAAGATGTCGTCTTGAAAGACTCTACCTAGAAGATTCTTCTTTATGTATTTAGGTAACGGATGCACTTCGAGCAGGTCTTCGATGGTAATTTGCCCGCGGTTAAGAAGGAGCTTCTGTGCTATTTGGCGCGCTTCCTGGATCCATTGCTCTTTGTTTGTGCGAAACAAGTCTTGCGTGGTGTTTGGTACCCTCATCTTATATCCCCCTTATTTAGTACGCTAGATTGCCGTTTTTTAGATCTTCTAGGTCTTTGTCTGTCACCTCGAAGTTGTCTGGTGTTTTCACTTCGTGTACTATCTCCTCTTGTTCAAGGGGAGCGTCTTTGGGTTTTTTGGCGTAGATTCGAGCTATTGAACTTCTGACGGCAGCCTTGAAGACCATGTTTGGTTTCATGCCGATAGCTTGTTCGATCCAAGCGTCTAGTTCTTCGGCGCTGTCGATACCAGTCACGTTGTTGGCGGCTCGCCGGAGCTCGGTTATCTCTTTGGCATCTGCAAACTTTGCTTTGCTTTGGTTGGTCGCTTTGTTTATTTCGTCTACCGAGGCAATACTCTCGATAACCCCAATACCCATCATGGCAAGTGCTCGGCCCACGGCGCTGGTTTCAGCATTCTCTAGGGCTGAGGTTTTGTTGATGTAGCCGTCACCCCACTTTGCCTGGGAGTAGCCGGTAAAGAACCTATCGGAGTCATCAGGAAATATCTTTGCCTTGACGACTACGAAGTCACTGTCTACCGCCGATATGAGCTCAGTTTGGATCGAGCCTTTTGGATACATTTCGTTGAAGTAAAGCACGCGATCCGATACAAGGACATATTCCTTGCCCTTGATGTTGATGGCCTTGTCTTTTAATTGCTTGTCTGCCATAGTTACGCCTCGGTGTACTCGTTATCTTCATTAATCTCTAGGTAGGCCTCCTCCTGACGCCGAGTCAGGTGTTTGTTGTGACAGTCTGGGCAAAACATTGTCTGCAAGTCACGGTCAAAGTAAATAAGATCGTGTACGCACCGAATTGCTAGGTGCAGACCTTCTTCAAAGTTTCCTTCGCTCCAGTCGTCGTCTAATGCGTACACACTTGACGGCTGGAGTAGAACATTAATCTTCATCCGGTTTCTCCTTGTTCTGTAAATCTATGATTGTTGCTATCTCGGCCATATATTCTTGGCCGATGGCTACGATCTCGAGCGATATTTTCTGTGATTGCAGTACTAGGTTGCTTAGTTCATCTGTCAGTTCGAGAGCTTTCTTGATATGGGGGTCCATGTTCCTCCTTAATATCTGCTAGCTCTAAGAAGGCCAGGCAGCCCGCACGATGAGCTGTTGGTCTGGCCTTATTGGAACTAGCAGTTGGTTTGCTAGGTCTTAACGCACCAGAAAGACAGGTGGCCTCGAGGTTACACCTCATATTTGAGTTATCCCCCACCTGTCCATACAGTGCGTTAAGAAGTCTCTTTTGATAGTTAGAGCTTGGCTAGGACTGCTATCGATTGTTGGTCGCCGGGCTGTCGTTTTAGATGTTTGGCGATCTTTCGTTTCTTGTTAGCGGCAATTCTTGTAGGTCCATTAGCGTACCTAATCTTTTGCGACGGGCTGGGCCCAGTTAAATGTTTCGGCATATGTACTCCTTAATACTCTTATCTCTACCACCACTTCTGGCTAATCCATGTGCTGTAGGCACCCCACCACCCGCCGTATCGGCTATTTGCATAGGTGGTGAAGTGTTTGAGCTGACAGACTGCGTTCAGATCAGGACAGTCACTCTGGAGAACGCTCGCGGGGCATCTTTGGCCAAGTCCGAGGCAACCTTCGCTGTTTAAGGCATCTGGTTGCCAAGAGCTCTCGTGGCCCACGATGTATTCCACGGCATCCCACTCAGACGCAGGAATACCTGCGGCCTGCATGAGTGACTGGTGATCTGTAATTGGTGGCTGTGGAGCAGGCTCGGGAGCCGGTATTGGTTCTGGAGCTGCTACCACGGGTTCTGTTTGTTGTGTTGGTATCTGCGAGGCTTCTGCTTGCGCAGCAGGTCGCACCTCACCTGACGACCTTACTGTTTTAACGACTTAGCTTGCAGGGAAACCATTGCTTTGGCTTCTTGCTTTACTTGACCGTTGACATGCGCTTGGTACTTCATGCCGGCTACAAAGGCGATAACGCCTGTAACAAGGACTGCGATTGCAATTGTCTTAAGTGTTTCTCGGGTTGTTTTACTTGGTGTCTTCATAGTGAATTCTCCTTAGTGTTTTTTGGTTTGTTTGTTTTTAAACGCTTAATTGTTAAGGTTCACCTTGCTGTCACTTCCGCATTGATACTGCCAATGGTCAGGCGATCAGTCTTTAGGGCGCATTTAATACACCGTTTGCACGGTCATTAATGCTTGTGTGTGATTTTCCTAAGCTAGTGGCAGCTCCAGGCCGGTAATATGACCGCTGGTCAGCGCTTTCACTGGGGGACAGGTTTCGTTACCTGCTGAGGTCAAAATGCTGTATCGTGACCTCAGGTAATAAAAAAACCGTTCTGCTTTTCTACAGAACGGTTGTTGTATCTCTGTTGGCTGGGGCGGAGGGATTCGAACCCCCGAATGCAATTACCGAATCTTATCTGTAGATTCAGTCCCCCGAATTGGAGAACAACAATGTTTTCTGTAGAAAACGTTTTGTGTTGTGAATGAACTAATTACATCCTAGCATAAGCATTGGATGCTGTCAACTACTTTTTGGGTATGCGGGAGTGAAACTCTGTATATGACTTGTCGCGCTTCTTGTCGCCTATATGCACATAGATCTGGGTTGTACTAATGCTCGTATGGCGGAGCTGTTCTTTAATATCGTAGAGATCGGCACCATTAAGTCGCAGGTCACTGGCAAAGCTGTGGCGCATAACGTGGGGTGTTACATTCTTATCTATACCGGCCATATCGGCGTAGACGTGCATGACCTGTTGGACGCGACTTACTGTTATCCGGCGGTATTGACCAGAGACAAAGAGAGGCTTCAGTTTATCTTTACGACTTGCGAGATAGTCGTCCAAGTATTGCAGGGCAACCTCGTCAAAGCGAAGAACCCCTATCTTACTTCCCTTCCCCACAATTTCGGCTCGACCATCTCTAAGGCTATCTCTGTTTAGGCTCAAGAGCTCCGAGATGCGCGCCCCACTACTAAAGAGGCAGGCGACGATTGCCTTATCACGAAGATTCTCGATAACACCAAGAAGTTGTGTCACCTCATCTAGTTCTAACCATACAGGGGGTCGCTTTATAATTGTGGGCAGTTCAACATCACGGTAGTTCATAACCAAAAGACCGCGGCGCCTGAGATACTTAAGAACCTGGCGTAAGTGGGAGAGCTGGTGGGCTACAGTAGAACTCTGGAGGCCTCTGTACTCCATGAGGGTCACCCAACGAATACACGTCTCGTACGTAATAGTTTCTACCGCTACATCGCCACATGCTTTAATAAAAGAATTACACGATGATCGATAGTTTCTCTTGGTTTTTTCTGCCTTCCCGCGTAGCCATAGCTGTGTACTGATGTACTGAGCAAAGGCTTCGGAAATGGTCATTGAGTATTTCCTGTACAGTCTTTTGGGTTCATGTTTAGACTCACCTACCTAAAAAGGTTATTTATGGTTTGATGAAACCCCACTCTTGAGTAGCCAGTCTGTGTCCTCCCTTCCTGACACGGTCACTGACCACTTTATAACACCGTACATCCCCATAAAACAATCTGATTTAAATCACCGTTAATCTTTGTTCTTTACACTAGATTTGCTATCTGTTTTCTTTTTTGGACCTACGCATATTGGGCACAGGCAAGCCTTAGTCTTCTTTAAACATCTCGCGGAGTTCTAAAGCGGCTTCTTCTTCTGTCTTTAGGTGGGACGCTATGACGTGATAGCTACCCTTTTTCTCGTTGTTCTTAATTTTTAGCTGACATCGCTTTTTTTGACTCAGGACACTAATGTTTTTACTTTTGTTACAGGGGTTACAGGCTAAAACTAGGTTATTTCTCTCGTTACTGCCCCCTCGTGCCTTTGGCATAATGTGCTCGACATTAATGCGCATTCCCTTGAGGGGTATATCACAGTAGTAACATGTACCTCCTTGACGCAAGAACTGTCTTCGCTTCCATTCATCAAAGTCTGTTGTTTTTCTCCAACTGAGGTATTCTTTGTGCGTTGTGAGCCATGCTCCGTTTTGTACTTTTATACGTTTATTAAAGCCATTCCACTCACTATTCTTAGGCACGTTCCATATCCTTTCTGCACAGCCAGTTAAAGAGGCCGGCCGGGTTCTTTCCAGTAGTTGAACGTTCAAAGTTGTTCCATATCTGTGCTTCAGATAGTTTGTAGGCCACCTTGCAGTAGAAAGGAAATGAGTTTGGGGCTGAAAATTTGTCTACCAACTGGTGCGCTATTCTTTCTGCGTTCTTACTTGAGTTGAAATTTACATTGTCATTGACATTGTAAGTGTTATTGGGGTTATTAAAATAACCATTTACATTGACATTGTTGCTGTGCATAACTCCTTTACCCTCCTTTTTAAGACAACACGAAACTCGCCCTGTTCGCTGACAGAGTGACGTGTTGGTGTTTACCTGAATCGAACACAGTCAGGTAAACGATGATAGAGAATTCTGCAATTTCGCCCTTGACAAATTAGAAAACCTCGTTCCACTTTTTGGGTAAAACGAGGTCTTTGTCACGAAACGTCAGACCTCTTGCGAGGCCACGACGCAGCATTCTGACATGGATATTGTAGCAAAGGATGTGCAAAAATACAAGGTGGGACGGTCACCTAGGTGAGTCTAAACATCCGCAGGTTTGTGCCTGTGTTCAGTGGCCGCCCCATTCAGGGCACAAACGTTTTCTCCAGATGTTTAGACTTAAGGATATGATAGCACAGTTGTAAACTAGCATTATCCGGCTACATTTGATATAATGAACGTAACGAATTAGAGACTTACGTGAGGCGTAGCTTCCCCTTCCTTTTAGCTACTCCTAGCACTTTGAGACATTAGATTGTCTCAATTCGTGTGGGACGTACCGCCAGCTGAATCATTGGTTTAAAAACAAACATGTTTCCCACATTTGGTACGTCTCACGTAGGTTTTTAATATACAGGCAGGAATCAGGCTCGTGATTGGCAAGAATGTATCTCCGGATGTAGGACGAAATACACAGTTTCAGCCTGGGCAGAGTGGCAATCCAGCAGGCAAGCCTAAGGGTGCTAAGCATCTTTCTACTTGGATTCAGGATATGCTCAACGATGAAGAGTTTGAGACGTATTTGCAGCATCCTACAAAGGGGTATGTGCCGTTTAAAGGCGCTCCTATTAAGGCTATTGTGCAGACAGCACAACAGAAGGCCGTGGCTGGTGATGATAAGGCTCGTGAGTGGTTGGCTAAGTATGGATATGGACAGAAGTTTGAGGTGGAGCATTCGGGTGAGATTGCTACGGGGATTGCTGATCCGGTTATTGCGGCGGAGTTTGCTGAATACTTGAAGGGTAAGAAAAGTGACGGCTAGTCAAGAACAGAAGGTTCGTAAGTTGTTGGCACAGACTGCTAGTGGTGGCTATTCGGATATTCATGCCATAGACAGCAATGGCGACAAAGTTTTGTTTACTAGGCTAGATCTAATTGTTGAAGATCTAAAGACTATTCTGAATGAACAATGAGGACTTGATCGCTTCCACCCCACTGGCGTGGATACTTCTTAACAAGATGGTGAATGAGAACCAGGAGCTGATTGAGTTTGACAATCACCGATTTATGATTGACTTCTACGCAGACCAGGCAGATGACATTGTGAGCCGTAAATCTGCGCAGGTAGGGTTTAGTGTCGCGGCTATCTTGAAATCGCTGCATGAGGCTCGATTTGGGCCGTGGAACATTATTTATGCATTGCCTACTAACAACGTGGTTGGGGATTTTGTAAAGCCAAAGGTCAATCCGTTGATATCCTCTAACCCTGCCATCTCTAGCATCGTACACGATGACTCGGTGAGTCTGAAACGCATTGGCGACCGCTTCATATTCTTTAAGGGTGGATTTAGTGACCGGGAGGCTATCTCTATCTCTGGAGATATCTTGGTGATTGACGAATACGATCGTATGCCAGATATGGGCGTAGTGAACACCTTTGATTCACGCTTGCAGGCTAGCAAGAATCCCAAGCGGTGGCGGTTCTCTAACCCTTCTCAGGTGGGATTTGGAGTGGATGGACTGTACCAAGATAGTAATCAGTTGCATTGGTTTGTGAAGTGCCACCACTGTGGGCATGAGTGGTATATGGAATGGGCGGCTACCGATGAACATGCACATTTTGTAGACCAGGAGCGCCGTATATATGCGTGTGGTAAGTGTCGTGGAGAGATCAGCGATGAGGATCGGCGAATGGGCAGATGGATTGCTAAGTACCCGAGCAGAAAGCGACATGGCTATTGGTTTAGCCAAATGATGGCTCCGTGGGTTAGTGCTGATAGGATCGTTGAGCAGTTTGAGGAGAGCAATATTGAGTTCTTTCATAACTTTGTGTTGGGCAAGGCCTATACGCCTAGTGACATGATTGTTGACCGAGCTGCTATCTTGCGGGCTACGTCGCCGTCTAATATTGCTCGTGATCGGGTTGCTATTGGGGTTGACCAGGATGCCGGTGGCCAGTATTACGTGGCGATGACTGCTCAGGGAGTATTTGACCACGGATATGTTGACTCTTGGGATAAGATTGAGCATTTGAAGCTTATGTACAACGCGGTGGTTGTGTGCGATCCAAACCCTTACTCGGCCACTCCAAAGCAAATGGCTAACAAATATTCGGATTGGTATTTGTGCTATTTCAAGGCGTTGGATGGACTGTCGGCTGTGCAATGGAAAGAGAAAGAGCAAGTTGTGTATGCTGACCGCACACGGGCCATTGACATTGTGGCAAATGAGATTGTGAACGCTAAGCTGCTGTTCCGAGAACGACCGTATGAGCTGGAGGATGTGATTGAGCATTGGCGGAATATCTACCGCACTACCGAGGAGAAAGACGACGGACGGACTCGTAGTGTGTGGTTGAAGAAGGAGGGCAAGCAGTCTGATTATCCCTTTGCCATGACATATGCGCGAATTGGATTGAGCCAGTTGCTTGGTGGGGGATCTGAGTTTATTGAGCCAACACAGGCTAGCGAAACACAAGTGACTAATATAACGACCAAGGATGGCAACACCTTAACGGTTGACTTTAGAGACATATTAGAGGAGACGTGGGAGGCACAAGGTGAATGAGCTTGAGATTGTGTTTGTTAAGAAGCGGCAGATTGTTGTGGTGCCCGACAAGCGGTACAGGATACTTGTGACTTTGATACGAGCGGATCGGCCGCGGTATTGGAACTTCTTGTGTAATAACTGCGGCTCTAAGCTGGTTGAGTTGCAAAACCTTGAGTTGATTGGTGTTGATGATTTCTACGACCCACAGAATGTGCGCAATGATGGGATTGGGCGGCATTGCAAAGGGATATTGCCGGATGGGCTGCCTTGTCAGTATTCTTATTTCTTTCATGTGCAGTAGACTTTTACGCTGTTTTGCTATAGCATAGTATCGTAATGAAGCGTATAATAAAGAGCATACCAACCGTTCAACTGTACTGGCGGTGTGCTTGGTGCAAATATTTGTACCCATGGCCGCAACAGAGAGCGAAACAATATTGTACGCGGAGTTGTAAGGATAAGGCGTATTATAGGAGGAAGAATGGTCAAATATAAACCCGTAACACTTGCCATTAACGAGGATACTGGTGAACTGGTTGTGCTCGTCAAGGACAGCGAGACCCGGAAAGAGACGAAGTACAAGAAAGTTGGCATTGTGCGAATGGCGCCGGAGGCTGAGAATGGCAAGTGATTTAGATGAGAAGCTAGAACTGATACTAGGATTATATCGCAGAGATATTGAGCGTAACTATGGCGGTAGAACAGTTGGTAGGACTTTAACCGGAGACGAAGCTATCGAGCAGATCAAGCAAGCCTTTATAGATGCTGGGTGGAAAGAACCACATGCAACAGATTGAACTAGGAACAGGAATAACTCAGTACTTTGTTGATAAGAGTGGAGCGGTTTACTACCAATACCAGTCTCGCTTTCAGCAGATGGCTAAGCAGTTCACCAATACGGGCTATCAGTACATTCAAGTTGGCAGGCATCGACACTTAGTGCATAGGCTGATCGCCAAGGCATACCTACCCAACACCTTGAATAAGCCTTGCGTAAATCATATTGACGGAGACAAAAAGAACAACCATGTTTCTAACCTCGAATGGGTAACATACAGCGAGAATATGCGCCATGCAGTCGATACTGGGCTTTGGGTTCGGAAGGGTAGCAAACAGAATAACGCCAAGTTAACTGAAGCTATCGTTGAAACCATAAAGAACCGCTTGGTGGCCGGGGAAACCGGCACTAGTCTAGCCAAAGAATACGGAGTAGCACACGGCCGAATTTACGATATTAAACACGGGCGCAGCTGGAATCATGTGGCCGCCAAGAAAGCAGCAGGGCTAGAATGACCCAAGCTGAAAAACTAGAAGCATTGGTGCAGAAGGCCATTGATGGTGGGTGGGAATGCTTTGGACTAATCCCTATGATGAATTCGGTACATAAGGGAGTATGGGAAGTTGAGTACGAGGAGCCTGATCTGAGATTATACTTCCGGAACTTGGGGAGAACTCGGCTTTACGATAGTAATGGGCTTAAAGTCGATGAGAACTCTATCATTTTCAACCACGCTTTTGCCCGTGCTTTGTTTGGGGAGAAGCTAGTGGATCATCAAGAGGTAGACAATGATGGCAATGCCTGGAACTTTAGCACGTTAGCTTACCAGTACTACCCAATGCAAGCCGTAATATCCACAGACCCAATTTCTTATATGTATAAGGCGGTGCTCGGTGAAACATCTTAAGATTCACGATCTCGACGTTATAGGCAAGTTCGAGTTTCTAGTTGATGCTGAGAAGTCACTCAAGCGTCCCAAAGGCGATACTCGCGTTATAAGGACGGCGCACGGCCTTCTCTTTCCTGAAGACATCCAGCTATACAATGACAGAGATAAGTGGCTGTATGCTTTCGGGGCCACTCATACATGGCGTTCATTTGATGCAGAACATTGGGAGTTAGTTCGGTGAAGTATAAGTTAATTGCTACATGCTTCTATGTCGTTCTCATAGCAATAATTGGCTTGTGTTGGTGGATGTGGTTTAAATTACCTTGTTCTAGTTTTAAGACCAACCCTGCATTGCGTACTGGTTACGCCCCTGCTCGATGCGTCCAATAGGTAACTAGCCGCATAACGACAGGTCCATGGTATAATGGACCGTAAGGACAGCCCTATGTGGCTGTTTTTTTGTGTCAAAAAATAGCTAACAGATTAGAATTACGAGAATATCTTGGGACAGACCGACCCATTTACCCAGCAAACGGATGTTTACGAAGAGGCTTTTACCGAGCTGTATAGAGAGCCGGAGCCTTTTGAAGAGCTTGATCTGGAGATGTCTGACGACATGCTGGACAAGATGCTTATTAACTCTTTGGAGGCCGACCGGGCACACTGGAATAAGAAGCCGTGGAACTTGGAAGAGACGGATGTAAAGAACACCGCCTTTTTGTTTGGTGATCAGCTGAACGATAAGGACTTTTTGCGGACGGATACCAAGTATGTTGACAACCGACTATTCTCTTCTGCGCGGGCGATCTTGAGCTATGCGACCGGACAGCTTGCTAAACCAGACATTACGCCCAGTAAAGGTGATGAGATTTATTTGAAGGGTGCGCGAGATATTGGCGCAGCTTTGTACCAGCACTCTGTTGATGAGGATGCTGACCAGAAGTTCCGGGCAGCCACACTTAATCTTATTACTCGTAAGCGTGCTTATCTGAAGCTCCGGTTTGACCCAAACATTGGGCTGAACGGAGATATTGTTACGGAGATTTGCAACCCTGAAGACGTGATCTTGTGTCGCTTTACGGGCTACTTGCAGAATCCAAAGAAGATTTATCACCGGTTGCGATGTAGCGTGGATGAGCTGTGTGCTCGCTTTCCTGACAAGAAAGAGGAGATCTATGCCGCTTTTTCTATCCGACGCGGAGTGTATTCACAGACCTCTCGGATGGTGACGTACTTTGAATGCTGGTTCACGTACATGGGCAATGATATGACACCCAAGGAAGGTGTCTGTTGGTTTGTTGCCGAGAAGCACTTGGTGCTGGATAAGATGCGCAACCCAAACTGGGTGTACTTGAGCAGCGACAAGAAGGAAAAAGAAGCCAACGTTATGTCGTTGCCTCCTAAGCCATTTGTTGTATTCAATCATATCAATACAGGACACTCGGCTATTGATGAGACATGCTTGATTGAGCAAGCACTTCCCTTGCAGGTTGCTTTGAACAAGCGATTGCGGCAGATTGGGGAGAACGCGGACTATGTGAACGGCCGGTGGGTGGCTAGCAAGAAGGCTTTTAGCCAAGAAGATGCTCGCAACTTAATTAACAAGGGTGCGCGTACGGTTGCTATGGCCGACCGGGAAGACGTGTCGAATGCCCTTGTGAATGTGGCACCGAATCAGTTGGGAGCATGGGTTGAGAATACTGTATATGACTATCGCAATGAGATAGACGGCATGATGGGTACGCCGGCGCAGTTTAAGGGTACTGACCCGAAGAGTAACGACACCCTTGGCCGTGATTTAATGATTAAACAGCAGGCTGGCGCGCTTCAGGATGACTTAGTCCGTTCCATTGCCGTGTCTGCTGCTCAGTACTACACCATTAAGTTGCAAATGTTCCGAGTGTATTATACCGACGACTATTGGTTCCAGACCAAGGGTGGTGATGGCAAGTATGAATTTATATTGATTAATGGTGACAAGCTGGACAGCAACGTGCGCGTTAGTGTGCAGACGGATAGCACATTGCCTTTGGACAAAGCGAGTATTCGGGCAACGGCTATGCAGCTATGGCAGGCAGGCAATGCGATCGACTATAAGAGTCTCATGGAAGACTTGGGGTTGCCAAACCCAGATGTGCGCGCTGAACGCTACCTGAAGAGCAATATTGACCCTGTCGGGTATCTAAAGTCCATCGAAATGGATGATATTAACGCTGAGGCTGAGTCGGACATTCAGCTTTTGATCGCCAACAAGACGCCAGAAGAGCGTGATGATTACGACCAAGGGTACTTTGATTACTTTAATAAGTTCATGGCCAGTAACCGATTTGCTAAGCTGCAGGGTAAAGACCCGAAGGCCGCACAACGTATCACGATGTTCCTGATTGCTGTGCAACACGCCATGATGCAGAGCTTGAACTTGCAAGAAAGTATGACCCCGCAACCACAGCCGGGCATGTCGCAAGATCCGAACGCTATGCAGCCTGGACAGCTGACTCAGGCCGGAGGCGCGCCAGCACCTGGCGGCCAAGCATCCCCGCAGTTGCCACCTAATCCGCAGGCTCAAGTCCCAGCCGATGCAACTTCTCTGCCCCCAGCGGCAGCCCCACCAGTACCAACACAATAATAAGGAGGCTTTATGCCAGAACCGCAGATACAAACTGTTAAGGATGCGCTGAGTGAAGAGCAAGTAAAGGCTGCTAATGAGGCTGAGATGAAGAAGTGGGAGGGTGATTTTGACCCTGCTAGTTTGGAAGTGCCATACAGCCGTGAAGAGTCAAAAGACGACAAGAAATCTGAAGAAGAAGACCCGAAAACGGACAAAGGTGATGAAGACGGCCAAGAAATAGACGACGCAGAGGTGGAAACCGATGATGAATACACCGAGCCTGCGCCTGTTTTGACCGTTGAAGACCCCGGTGAGTTTACGCCTGGTGATTATTCTTTTGAAGTCACGCTGAAAGATGGTAAAACGCATAAAGTTAGCACCCCTGAAGAGGCAGATAAGCTAGCTGAAGACCCGGAGAACTTTGAAACTCCTAAGCAGCTGCTTGATTTTATCCGTCGCTCCCAGAAAATGGAGAATCAGCTCGACAAAGACAAAGAAAAGTGGGAAGCGCAGAAGAAAACGTTTGATGAGCAGACAGAAGTGGCTGAGCAGCGACAAGAAACTGTCGAGAACATGGTGAGTGAGTTTAAATACCTGGTTGGTAAGGGCTTGATGCCCAAGATTGACAAGCAATACCTCGATGCCGATTGGAGCGATCCAGAAGTTGCCAAGCAACCTGGAGTTAAAGAGCAAATGGAACTACTCAACTACATGGTGAGAGAGAATGAGGTTCGGGCTAAGGCCAAAGTTCGCTTGTTGACCTCTGTAGTGGATGCTTATAACGCTTGGCAGCAAGACCCTGAGCGTAAAAAGGCAGACGAAGAACGCCAAAAAGCCGAGGACGATAAACGAGCTGCTGGTGAAGCACGCCGAGTTGCTGGAGCACGGGTGGCGGGCGTTTCGGCCTCGAATCAAACGCCATATGCACCTAAAGGTGTGGCAGTTGGTCGGGTGATTAACTTTGGTACCGACCCGAGCGTATGGGACGACTAAAATACTTGCATTATCTGGCTAGGTGATATATCATGCAACTAAGGACAGCCCTTTATGGGCTGTTTCTTTAGTTGACCGCAGACAGCAGACAGCCTGGCAAAGGCTGTTTTTTATTACAAGATAATAAGGAGCATCTGCATGTCAGCGACTGCACAGAATGACAGGGTTAATAACATCACCCTGCAGGACTACAACTCCACTGTAGTCGACACTATTAGCAAATCTAGTGAAATCATGAGAGGTATTGTCTCTCGTCCGGACCGTTGGAACGGTCGAAGCTACAGCTCGCCGATTTTTACCAACAACTCGCAACTCGGTACGAGCTTTAAGGGTACGGAAACCTTTGACACCTCGATTGACTACAACACGCAGCAAATGACCTGGTTTCCGACTGGTTATGCACAACCTGTTGGTGTTTCGGTTGTGGAGCGCTCGATCAACTCTACACCGAGTGGCGTTGTTGACCTGTACAAGTCTTCGTACCAGTACGCACAGAACTCGATGATCACGGCGCTTGGCCAGATCTTCTACGGCTACGGCAACGGCAATGACTTTGATGGTCTGGGTGTGATTGTAGACGACGGTACGAGCACGGCTAGCTATGCTGGCTTGACCCGTGCTACCTACCCGACGATCAACGGCTACGTAACTGCTGCTTCTGGCGGTGTGCTTGATCTAGATCTGATGGCTGCAGCCGACGATGGCGCAAGCATCTCTGGTGATGAGTCTGAGACTCCGAACAAGATTATGGCTACTCAGAGCGTCTGGAGTTTGTACGAAAGCTTGCTGTCTCCGACGGTGAGCGCTCGATACGATAGCCTTGGTGGATCGTTTGTAGACGGCTCGAGTGCACTTAACCAAAGTGTTAGCCAGAGCAATGCTCAATGGTTGAGGGGTGGTGCCACAAGCGTAAGCTTCCGCGGCAAGCCATTGATCCGCGACCAGAAATGCCCAACCACCCAGATGATTGGTCTGAACGACAAGTGGTTCCACTTCCGCAGCCTGAAACTTGAAGGTCTTGACCTAGTCGCTACCGAAGAGGACGTGACAGCTGGCGCCTACAAGCAATACAAGGTATCTGCCTTCCAGTTCCGCAAGCCACTAATGCCGGTGAACCAACTGGCTGAAGTCGGAATCTTCGTTATGTACGGCCAGTTCTACTGCGAAAACCCCAACCGTAACTTTAAGATCACTGGGATCACGACAGTTTAATAAGACAACTCTAAGGAGAAAAAACTATGTCATTAGCAGCATCAATCCAAATCACCGACCAGGATATCTATCAGCAAAGCTCTACTAAGGGTGCCGAGAGAATCGGTCAGGTGGCTACCACGCCGAGCGGAAAAGTCTTTGCTTACGCCTTGAACGGCGCTGGCGCGCTTACAGCCGGCAAAATTACTGAACCAGTTGCTGTAACGGCCAACTATGCTACCCGTACTTTGACCACTGCCGTTACTCAATACTCGAACCAAGTCACTATTCCCCTGGGAACCACAGCAACCGCCGACGCCTTTATAGGCTTCTGGCTGGTTGTGACCGACGGTACTGGTAAGGGACAAGGAGCGTACAGCGTTCTGGGAAACACCGCTGCAACTGCTGGCAACAGCAACACGACGATTGTTACGGTGAGCGGTGGCGTGAACATCGCGCTAGACACAACCAGCGTTGTAGGCCTATACCCGAACCAAGAAAGCTCGGTTGTTACCCACACTGCCGCTGTCGCAGTACCAGTTGCTGGTGCTCCAGTAATCAACGTGACGGCGGCGAACTACTTCTGGAACCAAGTTGGTGGATACGCCTCTGTCTTAAGTGACGGTGCGATCACCAAAAACGCTGGGGCCATCGCCTCTGACGCTGTAGCCGGCGCTGCCGAAATCGAAGTAGCAGGTTCGGTTACTCAACGCATTGGATATGCCCCGGAGCTCACTGTTGACACGAAATACTCGCCGCTTGTGCTCTCTTGCCCGATCTCAAGCATGTAAAAAGCCTAACCCACGGGAGAAAAAACTATGGCTATTGGAAACTTGAAACTTGAAAACTATGTACCCGTCGTAAAACTAAACGAAGGTTTGTACACCAAAAAGGCGATTAGTACTACTAGCAACCTGTCGGTTGGCGGTACATCGACGTTTACAGGAGTGGCGACCTTTACGGCTGCTCCTGTGTTTAGCGGCGGCAGTAAGCGTAACGTCGTCTCTGGATCAGGCGCAACGGTAACGTTGACGAGCTCACAGAGTGGTTCAGCAGTCTTAATGGATCGAGCCGCCGGCATCGTTTTTACGCTTCCCGCACCAGTCGTTGGTTTGAACTTTGAGTTTTTGGTGACGACAACGGTATCGACTAACAGTTATAAGGTGATTACCGATGCCGGCACTACGTTTATCGCGGGATCTGCGGTTATGAGCAGTGATAACTTGGCCAGCAAATCATTCTTGGGGAACGGTACGACACATCTGGCAGTCACTCAGGCGGCTGCGAGCTCTAATGCTACCGGTGGTATCGTAGGTAGCGTACTGAGGCTGACGTGTGTAAGTAGCACTCTTTGGGTAGCAGCCGGCAATCTGGTCGCAAGTGCAACACCTACTACACCGTTCGCAACATCTTAGAAAGGAACACCTATGGGGAATTCAGCACTATATGGCAATATGGCACGATATAGTGCTGTTTCTCCTACCCTTTCAAATGGAAAAGCTGTGGCTCTACAGGTGAACAGTAGAAATGCTCTGAAGCTCACTACTGTTCTGCCTGTAGGCTCCGGAACCCCCAGACCCAAAGTGAAATATGGCCAATCTGCCCGATATAACTCCAACGCCATGACACTGCAAGACGGGGAAGAAGTAGCCTTACAAGTTGATGTTAATGGGAATTTAATAGTTACTTAATGAAAGGATGATGCCATGCCTAAGTCTTCACTATATGGGATGCCCGCAAGGTATCTGGCCACCCCACCGACTTTAACAGATGGGGACGCCGTACCTTTGTTGGTTAATCAGAGTGGCGCTTTGGTAGTAACCGGCGGCAATGTTTCATCTCAGGCATATACTGTCTCTAACTTTACTCCGACCCGTACCTATAATGCTGGGACCGCTAGTAGCGCCGACACCAATAACACTTTGGCAACACTCATAAGTGACCTGAAAGCAGCTGGCATCCTCCAATAGGAGTGCCACATGGCAAATTGGAACACGATCCCTGGTAATCAAATTGTTGCTGTAGGAGAGACCGTTCGTCGCAAGCTTGACGACTCGGGCTGGGAGGGGCATGCGTGGGCTAGCACGAAGGCCGATGTAGGACTCGGCAATGTCGATAACACATCTGATGCTAGCAAGCCTATCTCGACCGCCACACAGACTGCTTTGGATGCCAAGCAGGACTTGATAACGAGCGGCACGACAGCACAATACATGAGAGGAGACTTGAGCCTGGCGACTTTTCCCACTATTCCGGCCGCCCAAGTGAATTGTGACTGGACGTCCGTATCTGGCGTGAGCCAGGTGCTCAACAAGCCTACGCTGGCGACAGTGGCGACTACGGGAAGTTATACGGATCTGTCAAATAAGCCCACTATACCGACACTGCCTAGCTACGGCCAGAGTGCTGTAACGCGATCTTTTAACACCGTGTTTGTTCCTTCGAGCACGCGTAATGTTGTGGTCTCTTACTCGGTGGAGATCGCCGCTACGATTAGCCTGACGGCCGGTCAAACAGGTACGGTATTTCTGGAGATATCAGCAGATGGAAGTACAGGTTGGACGGAGATTAGTCGAGCGACCAATGGCAATACTGGAACGCTTACGATAGGCTTGAACCTTACTCAGACGGCGACTAACCCTGTGGTAGGTACCGTGCCAGCTGGTTATTCGGTGAGATTGAGAACTACAGGGACTGCGACAATAACCTACCGAGCAGGGCAAGAGACGTTGATATAACTAGCATTATTCGGCTAGCTCTTGTATAATGCGGGGTATGACTTTAGAAGACCGCATTACTGAGGTAGAACAAAAATTTAATGAAAAACAGGCAGAACGCGAAGAGTGTTTACAAGAAATGCTCCGGTTACAAGGTGAACACCGCGTGCTATTGTCTCTTTTGAACGAAAAGAAAGGAAGCGAGCCGGGGGAAACTTCGGCTTCTGTTCCTGTCTCTGATAAGGCAAATGTAATCGAGGCTACTGCAGCCGAGGAGAATAAATAATGGCTCTTGTTGGCCCAGGCGCAACACAACAAATTACCGAGGCACCGGCTCCTACACTGGAAGGTGCAAGTGAATACGAGTTTGTAACTATTTTGAACCCTCTACCAGATGATTTTTCTGTTCTGGTAGCACAAGATGTACCGGTGAATGTGCCGTATCTGACGAAAGATCAAGACGGAAACACACTGAACGAGGCGGAAGTCAACCGTACTTACGGTGTTAGCCTGCGCAACAAAGACTTTAAAGGCCGTAAGCACATATCGAACGCTACGACTATTAAGGCCGGCCAGACTATTAACCTCAAAGGTAACGAGGCACAAGTCGCGGTTCGACAATTGGTGAACGAGATCTTGCAGCGTGAGGGCAAACGGCGGCTGATGGCTGACCCTCATCTACGCCAAGAAGTAGAGGCGAGAATTATCAAGAACCGTGGCTCTGTACAGGAACTTATGGACAGAAACTTGCAGCCGATGCGCAACCAGTTGGACGAAGCAATTAAACAATCGAACGAGGCCCACGATGAAGAAGCCTTCCCCGAACTTAGACAGCCAGATCAAGGCCCAGGAACAGAAGCTGTCAATACTCCAGACTACGGTCAAAGCCAGCGAAAAAGAGTGGGCCGACCGAAAAAGACAGATAGCTGACGATACCCAAGTTACCATTGAAGTTTCGAAGAAGGCGATAGCCTCAGAACTTCGTGCTGCCAAGAAAGAGCTGTTGGAAACCCAAGAAAAGGCCAAGAAGACAGCCCAAGAGTTTTTTAGGCACCGACAAGCGCAGGAAGATATAGTTTCTAAGGTCGAAGCGGAGATTGAAGATCTGCAGTACACCAAAAAAGTGCTTTTGCAGACCAATACTGATCTTGCTATTGAAAACAGGGAGCTTAAGAGTGCGATCACTGTATTACAGGCTGACAGCCAGATGCTAAAAGAGGATGAGCGTGAACTGAACAAAAGACTTGTTGACTTACGGGAAGCTGAGAAGACACTTGCACAACAAAAGTCTGACTTAGACGCTGAAATTGAAGATCACGAGAACGCTTTGGAGTCGTTTGTAGTTGAAGCTGACGCAAAAAGACAGCAATTGGAGCAAAGTATAGTGGCGTTGGAGCTCAAAAAGCAGGATCTTGCTAACGAGATCATTGAGAACAGGGCTCAAGACGATAAGGTAAGAGATAATTTGGCGCAGTGGGAACAAAAGCTTGCGGATTCAGATAAGAATTTGCGGATTCGGGAAGCGCGAGTCAATCAACAAGAGTCGGCGATAGCCCGCAACTACAACCTGCTTCAGCTCTGATTGTGGTATAATGCAGGATAATAGGACAGCCCTTCGCGGGCTGTTTTTTGTTATGAAATATATTTCTCCTAACCACAGGGAATCGCTCTCCGCAACGTCTAGCCTTAACGGTCAGAACGAGTACGTTACAAGCACGAACCACGCGCTAGATGTTAATGCAACGGTGAGCGGAAGCGTGACTATACCCGGGGTTTCCACGGCGACGAATCAAACAAATGGGTCGCAATTAACGCAGATTGTTGATGCTGGCGGTGAAGCCGTGACAGTAACTGGCGGTAAGCTTGATGTCAATGCCACGGTATCTGGCGGATCTGGTACGTCAAGCATAGATAAGTCGGCTTTTACTGTTGGATCTGACTCGGGCACACCGGCAATGGGGGTATATCAGAGCAGTCTGGATACTCTTTCTAACGGCACGACTGCTTTGTTCGGCATGACTAATAAGCGCGCCATATTTGCAAATCTGCAGACATCTGGCGGGACTGAGACGGGAGTGGCGGCTACACCGTTACAGGTATCTCTGGCGAATACGGGGGCTAACGCTACGGCAGTCAAAGTCGACGGTTCCGCTGTGACCCAACCAGTAAGCGGAACGGTCAGTATCCAGGCTAACGCGTCAGTCAACCTCTCGCAGGTAGCCGGACAGACGGCGATAAGTTCGGGTGTGAACGGCTCTCAGGCTGTGGGTGGTGATACGGCGAGTGCGGCGGCGGATGCGGGCAATCCTGTAAAAATAGGTGGTAAGGTCAACACGACACTTCCGACCTTCACTGACGGACAGCGCGGTGACTTGCAACTAGGTATACGCGGGGCGGCACTTGTACAGATTATGGGTGCTGGCTCGACTACTGGAGCGGCAGCGAGTGCTAGTGGTGCAGATGGCAAATCTAACTCTACTGCTGGAATAAATGTCTATACGTTACCTAGCGTTTTTAATAGTTCTACATGGGACAGAACGGTATCGGTCGTAAATGCCACAAACTCTACAGGTACTGGTATCGCTGCGGCGGGTATCCTGGCGCAGTTTGATGATGTCTCGCCTACGTCTATCACTGAGAACCAATTCGGTAATATACGCATGTCGGCAAACCGTAATGTATATGGGACTATCCGTGACGCTGCCGGGAATGAACGGGGTGTGAATGTAACATCTGGAAATTCGTTGCAAGCAGACCTGACCACTATAGCCGGTACTGGAGCAGTAACCGGACATGGTACTGCCACTGGCGCGCTACGCGTAGAACTGCCGACGGATGGTACGGGGCTTGTCAACGCCGCTCAGAACGGTACGTGGACAGTACAACCGGGCAATACGGCGAATACTACCGCGTGGTTGGTAAAACAAGACGTATCTTCGTCGGCTACAGAGTCTTCCGTTAACGACACGGCTACCTCTACTACGATTTTGGCGTCAAATTCAGCTAGAAAGATGGCCCTGGTTGAGAACACTTCAACGGCTGACCTTTACATCCGTTTTAGTTCTAGCGCGGCTACGACTTCTATAGGCGGGTATTCAGTGATTATCCCTGCGAACGGCGGATATTACGAGCTACCAGTACCTATATACACTGGACAGATAAATGGTATATGGTTAACCGATCCGAATACGGGCGGAGCGAGCATAACGGAGTACTAAAATGCCTCTTTCGTACCCTTTCCCTGATGCAACCTCTACGCTTAAAGGTAAGATACAACTTACCGGAGATTTAGGCGGTACTGCGGCCTCTCCTACAGTAGTGGGTGCGCAACAAGGAGTAATCTCTGCGGCTGCTCTTTCTACTTCGGCTATTACCTTAGGCTTTGCTTCTTCTACGAGTACATTTACGCTTTCGTCATCCCAAACCACTCCTACTCAAGTGACGGGACTCTCTATAACGGTAACCATTCCTGCTGGAGGACGTCGAATACGCGTCACTGCCTATACATCATCCCTCTCACCAGCCAGTGGAGTTGCGCTGTTGACTATATGGGATGGAACGGTGAATGTAGGCACGCAATTACAGCAATATAATTCTGCGGCAAATAATGGGGCGAATTGTCAAGTTATTATAAGCCCTGCCGCAGGGAGTAAGACCTACAACGTAGGTGTCAGCAACTCAGGCCTTAATACTACTACTGTATCGGGTTCTGCAACAAACCCATCTTTCATACTCGTGGAGGCAATATAGTGCCCTTATATGGAGGAATTAACCAACTTGGGCCTACAATCCCCTCGGTAGAGATTACCGGTACGTCGCAGCAGGCTAGTGTGAACACGAAGTATCTGACTAACAATGCCTCGTTGGTCACTATTACGTTACCCGCATCCGCTAACATAGGGGAACAGGTGTTGGTACGTGGTAAAGGTGCCGGGGGCTGGAAGCTTGTCCAGAACGGCGGGCAAACTATCCATGGGGCTTCGGATACTACGACTGGAACGGGCGGTTACTTGGCCTCCCAGACTTCCCGCGATACGGTGACTATCGAGTGCACTACGGCCAATACAGATTTCTTGATCATTGCTGGAAGAGGGACATTGACGTATGGCTAATCTGATACGAGAAACTGGTAGAGGCTTTGCATCGAGCCTGACGGCTAATTCTTCGCTTTCTAATTCGACTGTTGAGACTACGCTGTTTAGTCAAACTATATCTGGTGGTAAGATGGGTACGTCGAAAGCGCTTAAATTTACGCTCTATTGTAGCCTTACTACGCCCGCCCTTGCCGTCCCTACCCTTACGGTCAAGGTAAAGCTAGGGAGTACAAGTCTGACAGTAATGAGCGGTCTGTCGCTGGCCATAAGCCAGACGAACGCACCATTTAATGTGACGGGTCTTATCGTCAACAAGAGCGCCCCGAACGCGCAATTTACTTTCTCGCAGATAATCCAGCAATCGGCGTCTATACCGCTTGTCCTGACCTCGGCGCTCGCGGATGCAGACTGGACGGTCGATACTACTACTGACCAGTTATTTGCCGTGACTGCCCAGTTCGGTAGTCTGAACGCTACCACTACCTTGACATTCCGCTACGCAGATATAGAATTAACCTGATATTTATAGTATAATGCCTTTAGAGGAAAGCCCCCGCTTGGGGGCTTTTTTATTTGGAGGAGAAATGAAATATATCACTGCTTCTGGCTCTACCACGGTAGCTACGACCTGTAATGGACTGCTTGTGCAGGTGAATACTGCACTGACAGGAACGATTACCCTTGCCGCAGGCGGCACGGCATTTGCGGTCATTACCAACCCGACGGCGGGCGCGCAGTTCCGCTATAACGGCCTGCGTGGACAAGGGGCTATTACGGTAAATCCAAGCGCGACTACTGATATAACGGTTAGCTTTTTAAATAGGGACGTGTAATGGCCGTAAATGTTCCTGTCACTATCTACAGAGATACGAACGGACTCACTGAATATAGTAGTGACGGCGTTAATGATATTGTCGATACTCTCGGGAACAATCTGGTGGACCCTTCTGGGAACCAAGTTGTCGATACCGGTGTGGTTGCTACATTGATCCCCGCGACTTCCTGGGAAAAGGATGATTCATTATGAGTGATATGGTAATTGGCGATTACACCGCTGCGGTAACGGTAGATGGCAGCACGAACTACCTGTTAATCCAACCTGGTAGTAGCTCGACCGCGTATAAGAAGATAAACCGAAATGTATTGCTTGGCGTGAGTGGGCAGCCAGCTGATACTAGCACGGCGCAGGCCCTTACGAACAAGACCTTGGGCAATACGAACACGGTTACGCTCAAGGATACGCTGTTTACACTCCAAGATGATAGTGATACAACCAAACAAGCGCAATTCCAGCTCTCTGGCCTCACGACCGCCACGACCCGAACGTATACAATGCCAAACGCTAACACAACACTGGTAGGGCGCGATACGACTGACACACTGACCAACAAGACATTGACGGCGCCAGCGATTACGGGCGGTACGATAGACAATTCTACGGTTACGGTCGACGCCATAGGCGAACATACGGTAAACAACGGCGTAACTATTGATGGCCTGAATATTATGAACGGCGCGTTAAACACTAATAATTCTGTGGTGACGGCCAATATTACTGACGCGGCAGTGACTCCGGCCAAACTATTGGCCGGTACTGGCTCCGGCTGGGCATGGACAACTTATTCTCCCACTTTGAGCAATATAACGATAGGTAATGGAACGGTTGTTGCACGTTATATACAAATTGGCAAGAATGTTTTTGCTCGAATCACTATAACATTTGGTTCTACGTCAAGTATGGGAACGAGCCCCACTATAACTTTACCCGTTACTGCGATAAGTGGATATGCTTCGGGAGCAGAGAGTTATGGTACACTTCAGATTCTTCACGTAGGCAACTACGTAGCTTTGGGCATTTTAATAGTTGGAAGTACGACCACTGTTACAGCTGCCGCATTAAGCGCATCAAACACTTACCTGCAAAACGTGAACATTACTTCTACAGTTCCGTTTACATGGGGAGCAGGTGATGCACTCTACTTCTATATCCAGTATGAGGCGGCCTGATGATTACTTGGACGGAAGCTTGGATTAAGGCTCAGACGATAGCTGGAGATTTTACGCCCACTACTTTGGTGCAATTAAAACAAGACATAAACATCGGGTACCAGCGGTTTAATGCTGCGTTGGGGCGGTACTTTTCGCGAAAGCAGCAATTTACTGATGTAGTGAACGGCCAGCAGATTTATCAAACGCCGATAGATTGTGTGCGTATTATCGGCATGACGGTAGCGGTGTCTAATACCTACCAGACTCCGGTTAAGGAGGTGCGCAGTGAGTTCGAGTGGCGCCAGATTACGGCTTACCCATACAGTTCGAATTGGCCAGCGTATTACTTCATGATTGGTAACGATGAGTTTGCTTTATGGCCAACGCCTTCGCAGGATGTTACGAATGGTCTGAGATTTTACTATCAGCAGCAAGATCATGATTTGTCGATCGAGGATATTACGAGCGCTTCGACGAGTGCAACAGTAACCGTGCAGAACGGGTCTAACCTCGTGACAGCCACAGCCGGCATATTTACCCCAAATATGGCAAACTTAAGGTTTCAGCTTACAGGAGTAAACGACCTGACCTGGTACGAAATTGTAGGTGTCCCGACCAGTTCTACCTTGACACTGAAGTCTGCTTTTGTGGGGCTGACTGGAGTGGCTCAGGCTTGGAGAATCGGGCAAGCGTTTATATTTCCTGATGAGTATGATGACGTGCCAATTGACTATGCTTTAGGCAGATTCTTTGAATCGAGGAACAACCCGCAACGGGCTCGATTTTACTATAACGAAGATTCTAACAATTTAGGCAAGTACAATGCTGCTGTCAAGGACGCTATACAGAAGTACTCGAGTTCAACAGAGGGTAACGTCATATTCGACGATGGCACGTTTACTAACGCCTGGTTCTTGACGCCACTGCCGCCAATGGGGAGCTGATATGGCTATAAAAGCGTTTGTACAGAGAAATTTCGAGGGTGGTTGGTCGACAGATCTAAAGGTTGGCATTAAGAACAGCTTTGCTTATTCGCGGGCTATTGATTTTCGTAAAAAACCATCCCAGATAACGGTTTTGCCGCAACCGAGAAGGGAGGACAACGGCGTTCTGAAAGATCTTATTCAGAACGAGGTGATGGTAAACGATGGGACTATTTATGCCACTGGCAATGCCGGTTTCTTTTACCGTCGTGACTCGGGTACGGGTCAGTGGTCCCTTGAAAGTAGCATGGTGCCTGGAACGTTTGGTATGGATTATCGCATTGATGCTGATGCCGTATATGTTTGTGGGAGAAAATCGGTCAGTCTGTATCAACCGGTAAGCGTCTCGCCGTCTATGAAACCGGCCTTTTATTCCTCGTCTTTCTCGACTTATGATAATTCGACCAATGCTGGCTTTAATGTCAACTCT